AACCGCGGAGGCCCACCTGAGCTTGATGTCGACGGACTCAGGGCGTCCATAACGCTCAAGATGATTCCTGTCAACGAATGGCTCTTCGCTGCGCTTAAGGAAAAACTTAAGTAGAGCACCAGTGCCGTCCAGTTTATCAGACGGGGCGACACTGACTACCTTCATGCCCTTGACAAGGGGCTTCTGAAGGTTAGAGCACATCTTACCAGATTCATAACCGGTAAAGTTGTGCTTGCCCAATATAGGAGAATTCTCGCCAACTGCAGGGAAAGGTATAACACCTTCAACCAAGTTGTCGAGGAATCTAACTGTTTTCCATAACCCTCTTTTATAGAATTGGTTACGGAGCGATACAGTTGAGATAATCTCCTGAGCGTTACTCTGTTGTGTTGGGAATTCTCTACGGACGCGAACGACGGAAACGTCTTCGCCCATAAAGTAGTCCTTTCCGCAAGACTCTCTGAAATAACCAGTCCAGAAAGACTTGCTAGCATTAACCTTGAACCCAAAAGTCTCAAGGCTGCTAACAACAGAACGCACATAGCGCACGGGGACGATAATATCGTCTCCGTACGTGCGCACCTGGCCATAAAATGACTTGACGTCATCTATGGTCAATGGCCTCATCAGCTCTTTCTCGATCCCATAAAAGATCACGGTCATAAAGACCAGACTTTCAATAGGAAAGCATAGAGCTGAACCCATCGACGCGAACTTGGCGAGACGAATGATTTTCTTTTCGTCACCCACCAAGACTTCAGCCTTCCGACTACGTGTAGCATCAACCGCCTCGCTCAGATGCGGGTGATTGCGAAACATAGTTCGTACGAGCTGATTCGAAACACGATCAGAGGCTTCACTCAAGTCGAGTGTAGCGAGCTCTCCAAATTGGGAGCCCAAAAGAGCTAGTTCCTGATTAGGAACATTACTCTTCCACTGAATAAGGTTCTTGGCATTGTCATTTGTCAAGATTGCCTTCTCGAATGATTCCAGAATCCCTTGCTGTGCATATTGCATAGCAGTCGGTTCTATTGCAATTATTCGAGGTGTTTTGAGCGTTTTAGGAACAAGGACGACCCTGACGGGTCGTTCTTGACCGGGTTCGAGCCAGTTAATACGGTCAAGGTTATCGATGTGCCTCCAAGACGGAAGTAGAAAACTACCCGCGGGAAACACACTTTCGAGCCTATCGGTCCATTCCGTTTGATTAAACTTTTGGTTACCCTTAAGTCTATCAGCGGTTGAACCTGGTCCGTGCTTCGGGAGGATCTCGAAATTAGCAATGGAGTTATCCACTGTTGAAAAGAGATCAGCCCAAAGTAGACGCGAGATTCTAGCAAAGTCTTCAGTTTCCTGAAGTCCCCGCCTATTGTCCGCGTCTTTAACTGACTGCTCACACTTGATATAGCCCTCAATTGCTGCTTCCTTCCTTGCATCACTGCAGGGGAGAAGGATCTTTCCAAACATCAACGTAAGTTGACGAATGGCAAAGACTGCATCAATATTAGGCTTATCAAGGATGAGACCAGTACCACGGTCAAACACAAGATCGAGGAAACCTCCTAAAAATCGGGGGAGACCACCAGTAAAGGTAAAACCTTGAAACTGGTTGCGATCTACACGACCCTCTGCTAGACTTTTTTGGAAGTCGGTGCAGAAGTTCGGTAGGGTGATCGTTAGAAACGATTCACCTTCGTGTTTGACGCGAGTTTGGACAGTTTTATAGTCCAAACTGGTGCTAGTGCAACACCAGGTAGCGAGTTCATTTGCTACCTCCTGCCAGAGTAACATAAGGCTTTTCAAGCCGGCTCCTAATATGAGTTCGTGCTTCCATAGCCATTGTGTTACAGATCAAATGATAAGTCCTTACCAAGATGGAAACCTAGGTTTCCGAAAAGACCATCCTCCATAGAAAATATGGAGTTTAGTTTTCTCCACCCAGAAGCTGGGTGATCTTGGCTCCCGAAGATGCTGTAAGTGCGGCAAGAAAGCCGTCAACATACTGCTTCAGTTCCGTGTTAGTAAAGCCGGCAACAGGAGCGTCAACCACCAAATAAACACTATTTGACAGTTTGACGTTCTGAGTCGGCAACAGCGGATCTGCTGCAATCTTCGAACTGTCGAGGCGGATAGTCCGCCGAGTGCGCTTGCCATAGGCATGCGCGACGGACAGACGCGAGTTTCCATCTGCCGCAGTAAAAGTACCGGAATTTACGCCGGAACTCGTACGAGGCATGGAAATCGCGACCGCGTTGACAGTAACGGACTGGGGATCTGCAAACGACATGGCATTACTCTTTCGGTTGAATTTGTCCTATCGTTGTAACGATAGATTGACACTTCTAACCACCCTTTGTAAGAGTGATGTAGAAGCCAGCATCTTTGGTTAAAGATGCCTAGGGCCACGGGATATTCCCAAGGCCCCTAAAATGGCAGACTGCCGTCCACTAAGGGCGGTCATGTCAAAGCCGAAACCAAATGGGGTTGCTCTACGCCGGATCCTGCTTGAAGCAGTGATACCCAAACGTAGATCTGTCTTAGGTGACGCTTTAAATCGTCCACCCCAAGGCAGGGTATAAGATACTTGTGCAGTTTTCTTCTGCATGATATATCCATACCGCATTACCAGACCGTCTTGTGAGAAGCGGGAGACATTATGAAGAACATCTCCTATATTACCTTCCCAGTCGACGGCCCAACTCCAGGGCGCAAGATTCCATACAGTGGCGGGCGTAAGCTCGACACCGTATAGTTTCCGCGCTTCCGCTGCTTGTCTACTCAATCGATCTCGGAGAGTATTCCCGAGATCGATATGATAGGTAAAGCAACCGGAAAACCAGGTTTCAGTGCGGACTGTAACGTCCACACTTAGCCCGACCCCCGCAGGTGAGTAATACAGATTAGCATAGTAGGAACCGCCCGCTGCGCCAGAGGCGAGTGAGCCGTTCCTAGTTAGCTTGTATGACTCAACCACATCAGGAAACGTGAAATGTCGTCTGACGTTTTTACCGGAATCTTTATGGAGCTGCTCAATAATCTTGTCAGATTGTTGATAAGCTTGACCGAATTTCTGAAGATCAGAAACAAGGGGCTTCCAGCCAAATTCATAGTTCAAATACTCGGAGCCGTATTTACGGTAATCCTTGAAATGAGACTTGAACAGGCTTTTGCCAGCTAATTTGGGTAAACCCTCTTTTAGCTCGCCAATAAAGGTTCCAGCGTCAGCGACCGGATTCGTCGGTATACAGTTTGCAATGGCCGTAGTACCCTTTTGCATCAGGTTCGCATCTGACGTAAAAGAGACATAGCCAAGTGCATCACTGATAGCCGTTCGAGGATTGACGGCATATTCTCTGCCACTGTACTCGTATCCGAAGGCAAGCACATAAGGTGCTTGTTCTCCGTTAAGAGCAACAGAATCAATCTTCGAAGTGGAAAAGTTTCCACCCGCATCCGATTTACCACGCTTAGCCGAAGGCCAAGCGTGCCCACGTGTTTGCGTCACTTGCGTGTACGTAAACGGAGCAGCGGTATAACTCGTAAGCTTCCCAGTAGGGGGAGCATACGAGAAAGGGACTGGACCATTAATTGGCACAGTCCGTCGCTTCTCATCCATGATGGTTCCATTTGATAGTAGGAGACTCAACTAATTAAGTTGAGTGGTGTTGTACCAAAGCACCGTGCGCCCTTCACAG